CTATGAGGTCAATCGGCGTATTCGTGGAGAACAGTTGCTGGTCTACCGGGCGCAGAAAATCCGACGCCAACGCGTATTCATCCTCAAAATAGATATACGACACACCCGAGACGTCGTCCTGAGTGAATTTGTGACCAATTGTTGCCGCAGTATCACTGCCGACAGCGGTTATCTCATAAACCTCCTGACCTGAGTTGATGCGGATCTTGCCGCCCACACGCATGTTGGGAACACTGAAATTATTGTTTGTGTTCCACGCCGTTCCTGTTCCTGTCAGCGTTGTCGACCCTTGAGTGATGGTGACTGTTCCGGTAGAGTAATCAGGCTGCGTGACCAGCACAGCATCGCGCTCCGCCCACAAGAACTTATAGTCGAACCCTAGGTGCATGTCATGTAACGCAACATTGATATACCGCTTTGCTTGAGTGACTGTGGCGGTCGTGTTTGAATCGCTACGTGTCGACTCTATTAAGCCTGTGTAGAGGTCGCTGAAGTCTGTGTACTGCGAGGTGCTACTCATACGTTACCTTGCAATTTTCTTGCGAAGCTTTTAATCGCTCCTGGGCTGCCATATGCAGGAGTTCTGGAGAACTTAACAACAACTTGCGGACTTGTACCTTCCAAAATTGCGTAGCAACCGCGCGTAAAGTGAGCGGAGAAGTCCTGAGCCACAGTCTCATTATTGGACGTGTTGCTCAATTTAGAGACATAATTATTTCTGCAGCATCTCGCAGAATCTGTGTCATATAGCGTCACGACATTATCGTTTCCTGCGCCAGATGAGAGCGAAATATGGTCGATATGGCCGGGACCTACCCATACATGCGTTGTTTTTGTTATAACTTGAGATGTAGCAAACCTATCGCTCACTGAATTAAGTCGTGTATCATCAAACCGAACATGATCAAATAGAATGGTTCCGAGTGTTGTTGCCAACTGACCTTGAACACCGAGCACACCTTGGATTACAGCTGCCTGATCCAGTGTTGCAACTTGCGTGGCATGCACTGCAGTAGCTGTAGGATCATCTTCCCGTGTCACGTAGAGATCTATCGTTCCATCGTCTCCAGCGCCACTATCTAAAGTAATATCAAGCTCTACAAAGTGCCAAACACCTCTCTCAATCGCCTCTGAACCGAAGCTGGTCGGAGCTGTCTCTCCAATGCCGAAATTAATGACCCCTGTAGCGGCTACGATGCGCAGCCCAAAAGTAACTTCGACAACCGGGCCAGTACTTTGCAGCTCAAGAATATTTATCGTATCGTCCGCCGTTGCGGTAAAATTAGGGTCTAGCCATATGGCGAATACCAAAAATCTATTTGTAGAAAGAGCAATATCTATATCACCCTCAGTCACAAAAGCATCGGCAGTACCCCCCGCAAGAGTAGCTCGCAAGCAATAAGCCCCGTGATATGGCACAGCTGTGTGCCATGGATAGCGAGCTAACTCTGTGTAATGAACTACATCTAATTGGCTGCCAGTGTCGGTCTCACTATCCCATTCGGATACATCGCCTGACTCAAAATTTGACTCGAATATAAACGGGAATGTCATTTTTTGCCTCTGCGGTTACCGCGATTCGCATTCGTCGGAGGAGCCGGCTCTTCCTCATCCCACAGTCCTGATATATCCGATAGTGACTCCGTTAGCGCTTCGGTCGTTGACATCTCCTTCTCTTCATCTGGGTCTGCCAACATTTCTATATCCTCGTCCTCCTCATCTTCTAAGTCCAGCGCCTGCATATCCTCCGGTGTCTCCACTGCTGATACTTCCGGAACCTCTGGCTTCACTACTTCTACCTGAGCCTCTGGCTCATCCCAGGTAGTGATATATATCTGCCGGGTAATTGTGCGTTGTTCCGCCGTCATTGTAGGAAGTTTTGACCATATATCCTGTGGCGCTCGGGCGCGAAGAAGTCGAATATCGTCGTCCGAAAATGGCATGCAATAACCAATTTTTTCCGGCAGATGATAGTCTTCTCCTTTAATGAAGGCGTTATCCATATTGAGCGAGTTTTTTGTAGGGCGATGCACTTCAAGATTTGCAATGTCTACTGCATCGGAGCCAGCGTTAAGGCGAAGCTGGTTATTCTTCCATTGCTGAATTTTGGCCTTATTGCGCCGCTCCCAAATTCGATGCTTATCGATTGCACCAGGAGGGCATTTTCGCATCTCTTCTTGCGACGGCATGCCTATCTTAATTTCTTCGAGGAGCGTGTCGGTTTCTTTTACCATCGCATCCTTTTCCTCACCGATAGGCTCGATAGGTCGCTGTTTCTCCAAATTACTTCGAAGGCGCCGCAACTGCCCTCGGACAGCCGCTTTATCCTCGATGTATTTGTTCTTGAGCTTTCGCTCTAACGACTTCTCAGTATGCTCATACTCAGCAATCTGGTTGGGGCGTAGCAATTGACCTGACATTAAATACCCTCCGATTTAGGATAGATTTTGGCTTTCGTGACGCCATTGGAGCGGTTCGGGCCAGTTTTACCTGGCACTTTGGGCCAATAAGGGCACTTCTCGCTAAACGTTCCCCCCATATGACCTTTTTTGTTCTCTTTGTGACCGCTGTGGTTTGGTCGCTTTCGATTTGGGTTTGGATATTCCATCGGCGGGAATCTCCTCTAATGATTTTACTGTCGCGCCGCCTATGGAGATCCGCTGCGACAATGTCGCGGCGAACTCCTTGGCAAACTCCTCTATTCGCGAGGTCTGATTAGCAGAGCACTCAGAAACCTCGATGGTGATTTGCAGCTTCATACGGCACCTTAAGTAATCGCTGTGATGAGTACACCGCCATCTGTAGCGCCGACGCCAAGCTGGTAGTTCTCCGCGATCTCACACTCACCCGCGTCGAAATTGTCAACCGCCACTGTGACACTATCCGCAAACATACAATTGGTGACCAAAACGCCCGAGGCGATCGTCGCACCGGTACCGTTCACGCCGGCTGTCAGTGTCGCGTTGGACGGCAGGAAAAAGCCTCGGTCAATGTGCAGCCTATTTGTCGCTGCACCGCATAAAATAGCGGACGCCCAGGTTCCCGCAGACTGCAGTATCCTGAAATTTTGGATTGTCGAGTCTAAGGCCCCGGTTGCCACCACTGCATTGCCCTGCGCCCCATCACACTCAACAAAGAAATCCTCCAACAGGATATTGTTGGCGGCGGCGAGTGTGATACCGATGGTGCTGGTGCTGACCGCAGGCGTTGCCAGGTCAAATTTGCAGTGATGCAGGTGAAACCCATCGGCTGCCGCTGTAAGATCAATCGCGTCCGAGGCTGTAATCGGGATAATGCCCAGATGGGCAATCTCGATGTTTGCCGCAGTGACGTTCATAATCTCGTCGCCAGTGATGTCCGTCGTGATCGTAGTGCGCGGAATGAGCGGATTGCCTCGCCCGCTAGGTATTCCGGTCATCGTTACCCCGGGGACATCCGCAGCAACTGATGAAGTTTGCACCGTATGCGCCCCTGGCAGCAGCGCAATGGTGTCGCCGACTGTGCCTGTACTGTCAACCAGGTTCCATGCTCTATCAACTGTGCGTAGCGCCCGGGCGGGCGAGAGACCATCATTGTTATCTGAGGAATCATACGATTCCCCATCGGCGGTGTAGCTGTTCGCAGGCGCGACGTAAAACACGCGCCCGGAGCTATTTGGTACAAACCCCCAAGGGGTTCGATGGTACGCTGAATAACCCATAAATCACCCCTTAAGATACCTGGTTACCGCGAATCCAGCGCCAATCGCTGTACGCCATTGAGTAGCGCATGTAGCCGCGCCATTTGGCAACGATGGTATCAAGCTCTTCAGCCATAGCAAATTCCATTGGGATACGATCCACCCAGTGTAGATGCTCCCGACGCATAGAACCATCGCACATGAACCAATTATTTACATCGGTCATATAGTTCCATTCGTAACCCTTGTATTTGCCCATATGGACATTAGGGTTATTCTGGTCGGTATCCACTTTGCCTGAGGCGTTGATAATCTCATACGCTTGCTCATAGAGATTGGGGGGATACCACAACTCATCAGGAATTACAGAGATCCGCTCTGCGCGATCACCTCGGAAATCAACCATGGCTATTCGCCCGGCGGCCACAGCCGTAGCGGTTAAGCTGGCCGTTCCGAGGTTATCGAACCCGGTGGAGGTACTGGCGCCAGACTCGGTAGTGTGGGAATTACTGCAGAGCGGGACGCCCTCCGAGTTACTATAGAACAAAGTGTCGTTAGAGAACGCGTTGTTGAAAATTCTTGCGCCGTGCTTTTGCCGGGTGCGAAATGCTGCCCGTGCCAACGCCTTCGGCTTCTGGTCCATGATGTTGTACTGATCATCATCGAACAGTTTTCGCTCTACCTGGATGCCGGAAGCAAACTCAACATGTGTCGCGAGAACATCGTAACCCTGACTTTGAGAGTCATAGTTAACGGAGCCTTCGAACTCATCCCAGTCGCCCAGGGTGCCAACTTGAGACCACATCATACTGTCGCGCCCATTATCCGGCGGAAACTCGTATAGTGTCATTAGCATATCTGGGAGATCTTGATAGGTCTCGTAGAAGATTTTCTCAAACCGCGGATCTAAAAGATCCGAGAATGCCGTACTTCTGTGTGGAACAGCCATAAAGCCCCCTTATATACTTCCGCCAGCGGCGAATAAATGGTCAAAAGGAACAATTAACGCGTAGCTATCCGATACACCGTTCAGTATCAGATCAAGCACCCGGAAATTGTTATTGTCGGTATCCACAGCTGCCGAAGCATCCAGCTCTAAAAAGTCTGAGGTGAGCTGCACGAATTGGTTTTCACCCGGGGTGTATGGCACAACGATGAATTTATCACCGACTGCTATATCGAAGGGGAACGCCACTGTGACCGAGGCGTCAGTTGCATCGCCGACGGTGATTTTGCGGCTAATCCCGAGATTGTTCCCCGATATGCAATGTATTGTGCCTTCATCGAAGTTCGAGAAATCATCGCCTGTGACGACATCAAGACCTGTCGTGGACGCCGTAGTGACTGTGTAAGTTGTCAGATCCGTGCCTGTGGTAGCGCCGCCAGACAACCGGGCTTTATAGACGGCATCCGGGTTGACAATGACGCTGACATAAGCAGCTGGGTCTACATTGCCTGTTTGTTGAGCAGTGAGAAGTGTCGCGGCATTCTCAGTCACACCAACCAAGTCAGCCGCAGCGGTAGTTGTGGCGAGAGCAAGGCCCTCATTGCCGGCGCCACCGATAACCACCGGCACTCCAGCATTGGCCATTGTCTCCCCGATTTGAAACTTCTTGGAGACCGGAGAGCCTCCAGAAAAAGCAAATGCGAAGTCCATACGTTTAACCTCTAAGCTATTGTTACTACGACAGCTCAGCGGCTAAACTGAACTGTCACTTTTGTTTGTCGCGCCAAGTCAATTCGGCTTCAACAGCTTTCCAGTCTTTATAAACGCCGTTCGAGATCTGCTTCTGATAGTGTGCTTTTTGTCGCGCATTTAGCGACTTAAGCACCTTCGAATTAGATGCCGATTTCGGCATTTCCTCATGGCTGGGCGTTTCTTCCATCAGATTGTCATCAGATGGCTTACTCTGCTGTTGCCTCCGTTTTCGAGCGTCCTCTGGTGATCCGTATACGTTTTCAAGCGCTATCACCTGCAGCTCGAAGTCTTGCCTTGACTCGGGTTTTGGCACGCCGGTAACGCGTGTCAACCGTTGAAACTCTTTGCGAACCTTCTCGCGATCCTCGGAGCCGTTCTCTGTCAATTCCGGAATAATCTCGGAGAATTTGCTTATCGTACTGCGCAAATCCCCAAGTGACGCCTGCTCTGACGACTCTTTTTGGACCTTGCTAATTTCCGCTTTTAGTTTCCGATCAAATTTTGCCTCTTGTTGCATGTCCCAGTAATCATCAGCTTGCTGCTGCGAGATCTCCCCTGATTCGACAAACTGCCGTAATTCTGCACGGGAGTACTCTCTTTTTTGCTGCGGTTCCTGAGCCTGTTGGCTCTGCTGCGGCGCTGTTTTTAGTGCTTGAACTGTTGCTTCCAGGCTGGCGAGTGTTTCTCTCATTTGAGAATTCTCATCGCGCAGCTTGCCAGTCGCTTCGTTCAGCCTATCAAGTGGGATATACCCATCTCTTGCCGCTTTTACTTGCTCTTCGGTTAAACCTTCAACCTCGTCTACCATCTTACTTACCTTCTGCTGTTGTCGATTCAGCTCTACGACTTACCCTGTCTTTCCAGTGTCAGCGCGGGCGGCACGCATTACGCCCAATGATTTACATACACTATTTTAAGTCGTCAGTCAATTTTTTACGCTCTTTTATGATCTCTCCGGGGATGCTTATTGCTATGTTGAACGCATTTATCATAGCTTTCGCTTCTATGGCCACGGATTTTATACGGTAAAGCTCTTCGGTACTCCAGATAGTCGGATCTTCCAGTTTTAGCCTGGCGGAATTTAGCGTCGCCATGGACCTATTGACGTGTTCTTGAATACGGGTGAGGTAGACATCCCAGTTTTCATCTCGGGTCAGTAGCTCCGATCGGACAGCGGATTGCCGAAGAAACTCCGCAATCTGACTGTCCATATTTGTCACTTTTGCCTGGTGGCGTTTTGCCCGGGCTTTTATAGCCTCCTCACATTGACGCTTGTCATAGTTCACTGGCCACCCTCCTGCGCTTGGAAAGTCTCATTAGGGCTGAGCTGCTGCCGCTGTAAATTTGGCTGCTGCCCACCTTGCTGTCCACCACCTTGCTGGATCTGTTGTTGCTGCTGGAACCGGCGAGCTGCCTCTAGTCGCTGCTGTGTCTCCTGTTCTTGCTGGGCATGCTGTGAGACGATCGTCAAGTATTGCCGTAGTAACTCCAGGTGTTTATTTTCTACCGCGGCAAACTCCGGCTGACTGATGTAACCATTGATCTCATCGAGATGTTTAATCCAGCCATTAGCGGGGATTCCGCCAGGCATCACACCATTGAGGATGGAGATGAGTGCTTGCTCTCCAGATATGAGCTGCAAATCAGCGGTTGGCGATGGCTTTTTGAAGTAGTCATTCGGGTCTTGGCCCCATGCTTTGACAAAGTCGCGCATTAGCCGGTAAATACCCTCCTGATCAATCAGCCCCATTTGTAGCGATAGCTGCGATATTGCTACATTCATAATGCTCTGCAGTGCCTGCTGCATCGCTGCTTTGCTGGTATTTAGGATGTTAGCTGAAAACCGGAACTGGAATTTCCCTCGGATGCTCGATTTGTCCGACACAGTTTGGTAAGGGTCTTCCGATGGATCTAAGTTTTTAGTGATCAAAACTTTCTTATCCTTCGGTAGCAGTCGCTGATTCATCTCATGGGTCTGCGTATAGAGTTGAGACAGACCTTTGAAGAACCGCCGCAAAATGCGCTCTGGTCTAGCCTCCCCTTGTGCTAACACTGCCTGCATGCCGCCTACCGTTCGAAGCGCGGAGGACTTGCCCTCGGGTATCTGCCCTCGCTGCAGATCGGAGGTCATTGTCAAACGCTCCTGCATCTGCCCGAGGATAGTCATCATGTTGATGCCGAAGGTCTGCCCATTTGTGTTGAGCTGCGGAAAGTAGATGTCCTCTTTCGGCATGCCGATGGGGATACCCTCTCCAGGGTTCATGGTGATGATCTCGGGATTAAGCGTTGATGCTGGCTTGTAAAAGAAAAAGGGGCTGCTTGATAGCGTGCCACTGTCGATAGTTTGGTCCACCAGCTCTTTTGTGGCATCGTGCAGTCCTTCCATCATCTCCAGCAAACTGATGCCAATAACCCGCCCCTTCACCGGTATGAATGACTCCGTAACCAAGGGTCGCATAGGCGGGTTAGAGGGAAATACATCCGTTAGCAGCATCACCTTAAGCGCTAACTTAGGCTCACAAAGAACCCAGAAAATGACATCCTCATCCAGTCCATCACCGTCTATATCGTAGCGATCGAAGCAGATAAGACGGGTTAATCTGTTATGCGACGGGGCGTCAGAATTCTTGTGTCTATCTGTATCATAGGTGCCTTGAAAATCGTCCTTCTGTGTTTTCGGACGCTCATAGGTCGTCTTCCGGTTGTGAAGCTTTATGTCTTCAACCTGCTTTTTCGATATGAGATTGTAATACCCGCGTTTTTGTAACTGGGCAATTTCATCTATCGTCGGAAAGTCTCGCAAAATAACATGTGAGGCTCCATTCGGATTCGACGGCCCTGGAGGCTGCAGATTTGATGCTCGCCACGGGAAGAGAACATCATCAACATCCATGACCATCGGCTTTGGGCCGTTGAATACTTCTTCAATCTTCTCAATGACCATCTCAACCTTGTCTTTTTCGGTTGTGTAAAACCGTACCTTTGTAGGCTGCTCATCTACCTCTGGAAGCTCCCAGTCCCAGCCATCCTGGTCTATCTCCGTGGCCGTTGCGGCGCGCTGGGCGAACTCAAATTTCAACAGCTGCTCAAAGTATTGTCGCGGCAGCAATTCATCCGGTATCGGATCATGAGTGCGCGTCTCGACGATCTTGGATTTCTGCTTGACCCAGGGGTTATAGACAACAAAGTAACCGTCATTTACAAAGTTCTCCGCGATCTCTCCTATCATTGTATCTCCATCATTGTCGTTAAACATTTGATGGTGTAAGAGGTTATCAACAGTCTCTTCTTTTTCCTTGTCATCTTTATTCAGCGCTTTAGAGCCTATCGGCGGTGTCTGCGACATTACAGCGTTGTGCAGCGTATCCTGCATCCGCAAAGAATCCGTCATCATATCCGGCATCGGAATATCACTGGCTTCAGACCACGGTAAGTCCATGCGCTCATACCACATTCGATACTTCGCATATCGCTGAAGTCTATCTTCGATGAAGTCCGCGCGATCTGTTTCGTCCATCGTGTAAAAGTTTTCTACTCTTTCGAAGATCTCCTGGCGATTAATTCTCAGTGTCGATCTCCTCGGGCGGCGGCGTTTAACGCCTGCTTCGTCCAAGGCTTCTTTAATATGAAAATCTAGGCGCTCTGCCATGTTATTTGCCTTTGAATTCTGCGAGTACTTTGTAAAGGTTGATCATATCTACTACGCCAATCACCTCTACAAGCGTATTATCAACTTGCTTTAGTAACCACCTTTCCTGCCGCTCTTTTTGCTTTTGTGTGAGCGGCCTTGATCCTATTAACTGCCTATACTCCTCTGATTGCTCATACTTCCATGAGTTTATCAGTACTTCATGGATCTCTTCTAAGTCCCAGGTTTCGACTTTATCTACGCACTTATCACAGGCCGTCACCGCTGTAAATGATCCATCTAACAGACCTATATTTACTGCGCGGCAATTACTCATCGGACCACCAGCCGTCCGCAACCTACTCTGCCATGGGTGTCCTATTGGATATAAGCTCTGTGCTTCGAATATCTGCTCATCGCAGATAATGCAGTACCCAGCTTTATTTAATTTATCTTCAAGAGACATCTGGTAGCAGCTCCAAAATTTGACTGTATTTGTAACGCACTTTATTTATCTCTTTTATATGCTCTTCTCTGAGTTCTTCCTTGCGCTTTCTTAGCTCTCTCTCATACTCCACCATTACTTTTGCACAGTCTTCACAATAAATACGCTCAACGATAGCGCCTAACTTGAAGAACTCAGACTCATCTTTCGTTGTCGCAGAACATCCATCACACTTAATAACGACGGCCATGGCGTCGGCCCTCCTGTTTGTTTTTACGCACCCGGGTGTTTATCGTCGGTGCGCCGAATGTCAGTCCCCGAAATGTAGGTTCCGAGTTAACCAGGTACCGGAGATTGCCTGGGTAATCATCGTGCTTGGGCTTTGGAAGCTGCTTTTGGTCCCGACCCTGATCATACTTGAAGTTGTCCCAGGCATACTTTTTCAGCTGTGATATGGTATCGCGGCACCTTGGATGGATATGCAATCTTGGTTGACGCAAGTACGGGTCTGGCTTTAGATACTCATTGACCCGGGTTATGCCCACGCGGGAATCATCGGCCAAATCACACTTCACACCCACAGCTTCGAACTCATCCTGCCAGGTAACCGACCGTTTAATGCCGCTGACTGATTTGCCCATATTTGGATCAATTAAGCGACTGGCTATATGGAGGTGATACATATCCTCCACCGCCGCGATGTCCTCCGCTACGCAGTAAGGCTCCTTCGCCAGCTGACCATCGGCAATCTGCCACAGATCATCGTTCGGGTCTACCATCACCCATTGGTACATGTGAGGTTTGCGAGGGTGAGGGTCGAGGATAAAGACTGTCGGCCAGGATGGGTTTGGGTCGAACTCTTTTACATGGTTGTAGGGCTCAATATCAATACCATCGCACCGCGCGCATTGCGGTGAATTTAAGCTGTTGTGGATGATATGTGACTCTTCCTGGCACTCAAAGCACCAAATCTTGGATACATCTGTGAATAACCCGTGGATACGGGTGGAAAACCGTAGGTTATCGCCGTCGATGCGGATCCGCTTTTCTTCCTCCGACATCTGCGCGGCGCGCTTGGCAACCCTGTCTTGCGGCAAGTGTGGGTTGTCGAAGCTGGACATCACATACCACGCCACGTCGGCAGTATCCGGGTCTTGCCCTGGATCAAAAACCTCCTCGAATATCCAGTCAACGTCCACGCCGGCATCGTCGTCCCAGGTCATCGGGAGAAACAGACGACCGTTGCCCCGCATGAGGCGGGCTTGGGTTTCCCGGTAAACAGACAGCGTACTGGGCTCATCCATTACGGCGAACTGCAAATCAACACCGGCCATGGCCAGTTTATCCATCTCTTTGGACATAAACTGAATCTGGGATTTTCCGACAATCTTGTCTTTGTCGAACGGATCATAGGCGTAAAATTCAAGTGTTGACCACTGCGCTGACCAGGATTTATCCCACTCGCCATTGACCAGGCACTTGCGTGGTATCCACCCCCAGTGCCCCCGGTCTCCACCAGCTGGTAGCACCCCTGTCCACTCCCACCACTGGAACTTCTTCATCATTGGGCTGAGCTGGGATTTGAAGTTGGCCAGGATGATCCGGCACTTCATCGGCCCCATAGCCTTCGCCCGGATCTGCTCTTCAGTCAACTTCTCATAGATCCACTCCGGGAAGATGCCGGTCGCACACATGACCATTTCAGCGAAGCTGGTCTCAGTTTTTGATGACCCGTTCCCACCGCCGATGCCGATGGTGATTGCCTCGGTGTTGATGTGTATCGACTCTGCCGTCGGCGACACCGGCTTGTAATAAGCGATTTGGTTCTCTTTGGCATCTTCGGCTTGAACTGTAACAACTTCGTCCAGCAGCCGCAGTAACTCGGTGTTCGAGAGCCGCTGTAGATTGTCAGGGTCGATTTTAGAGAAGTCCATACTCTTCATCCCATGGCGCCGGAACCATCAAGTAACGACACTGCTCACATGCCACAGCACCGTTTTCCGCAATGAAGAAGGTCATATTCTCACAGTTCCCGCAGGTAAGAACTTTTGTCTTTTCCTCTTCGGAAAAAGTTACCTCACCCAATTTGTACTCTGTTGGCTCGATCACTTAGCTGATCCTGAGAGTTTCTCTACAGTCCGAAGCGTTCCCAGCCCGAGTAGCGCCAAAACCAGCTCCATCATTACGTCCGTGGCGAGCGCCGGACCTGGCTTGCCGGTTGCCCATTGAATGCAGGGGTTGATCAAAAACGTAAAGCCAAGACCCGTAGCGCAGATCCACCCAATGAACGGACGCCAGCCGGCCACGAATAATGACCTGTGCTGCGCTTCGACCTTATTTAACTCTACCTGTGCAATGCCCGGCTTCTGTCGCAGACGCTCTAAAATGATCTTCTTATCAAGCCTTTCATCATCGCTGGTAAAGAGTTCATCAAGGACATTGCCTACAGCACTGACTGGGTCAGCGGTACTTCCTATCAGGCTTGAGGCTATTTTTCCGAGGACAGACATAGATCACTCCCACTTTAGTGTGTCAATACCATTGCCGCAATCAGCATCGTACTGACAAGCTATCTCAACGGCTTGCTCTGCTGTTTTTCCACATGCCATAGCGGCGATGGCAAATTCTCTTCCTGTACCTATTGCATAGAACGGATCTTCGTAAACGGTGTAGTGAGGACTTCGGTTATACTCAATAATCGCACACCTTTCGATAACGACGATTGTCGCTCTTTCTTCATCTTTCTGACAGCATGGAAACTTAAGCGGATCTCTTCCAGATATGATCCAATGCTTCATCTCCGCTATAGCATCCATTGGACCTGCACCGCCTACAAGGATGTCACCTACACGCCATATCTTTGTCGTTGTGATACATGTCCCATATCGACTGGCTAATTTATCTGCTGCGAGCGTTTTACCGTCCCATGCAATAACCGTCATAGATCACCTCTTAATTTTTAGGCGTAAGGCCGTTGCGCGCCCACTGCAGCATAAATCCAAGTAGCTCCCACACCTTATTTTCTATGCGATTCAAGCAGATATTTTTGCCTAGCTCTTCATCATAATTTGTAGGGTCTACACATGATGATGTTTCGTTGATGACAAAACCGTTGCGCAGCACTGCACTGACAAGTGTTGTTTTATCGCCAATCTTATGAACTTCATAATCTACAATAAAATCCTCCACCATCTCCGGCGTTACTGTACTTCCGTCGGCATCTTCGCCCATCGGTAGGTAAGCCTTATCGAATGCATACGGGCCTAGTGGCGATTGAGCTATTTGACCGTCTTCGTACTTGACAGCCTTAGTTCCATCGCTTCCATCCCAAGCCATGACTTGTTTGCAACCTATGTAAAACTGTGTCATATCGTTATCCTGCGTTATCAATCTCTGATTTTTTGTGGGATGTCACGCGCTGGAGTGCACGAGACAGTGAGTATACCGTGTCTTTTACACTGCGATCCGGGTCTCTGTTTCCAAGCAAGAAAACCTCAATATCATCCGGCACTTCCAGGCAAACAACCCCGGATGCGATTGGACCAAAGTCCCCTTTCTCCGCGTCGTCAGCAATTCTTCGCAGCGTTTTTACAACATCAGCTGCAGGGAACTTCTGCTCTATACCTATGACTTTCATGCATCCCGCCTCTTTGGTTGGTACTCCAGATGGATGTGATCGCTCTCAACGACGACATCATAGTCTGGGTTAGAGCCAAGCGCTGAGCGTAGCTTTGCGGCTGCGTGCTGCTTTTCTTCATCTGTGAAGTAGTTGGTGCGAAGATCGGCTGCGCGTCCATCATAATGAAGCGACGTAGCGCTGTGCCTGCCGTCATCGAGCGAGGTCACAACCAACTCCTCATCCAGACTTTTCCACACCTCTGCAGCGACAATAAGCGCTAAAAGTAATTCCGGACGGAGACCTGTTGGTCTTACACCTGTTTTTAACTGCATGGACTTATCTCCTCTTGTGCTGTGATTGCATGAACGACGGCGCGGAGAATGTAATCCTTCGCTTGCTGGGCGGGAGGCAGTTCTTTGAACGGTACCATACAAGGATGCGTTTTTAGCTTCTCATCTTTTTTCGGACCATACATCCAACCATCTCTTACTTTTTTCTCTACCCACGCTTCGTGCGAGGCTTCAGGACCTGAGTCCGTTGTGAGGTGGAGAATAACATTTTGCCGCGCTGAGTCTTTTTGCCAGGACGGTGCAAGCTTCCACTCTTTTTGCGACTTATCGCCTTGAGACTCACAGTAGGCGCGGTTAACTTCATGCACAATGCGGGCGAGAGTTTCAACAAGATCATTGAAGCTTTTTAAGATGTATCGGTTGTCGAATAAAGGCATTTTTAAAATCCTTGCAGTGTAGTTTCGATGAGGGGGAAAGCTTCGCGCTGGGCGCTGAGAAGTTCGTCGCTTGTCGTTACCTGCGGAGATTTTTGGAGGGGTAGGATCTCAGTGCTGTGATCGAGGGTCGTCGTTGATGTGCGAATGAAAACGATAATCATTCTTAAAAATCCTCTAATAATTTTGAAAATTCGCTTTGGGCACTAGGCTGGACGGGACCCGACCCAGAACCCCCAGGGGGGTGTGCCTGGCTACCCAGCGCCTCGATCCCAGCGCCTCGCTTCGGCACACCTTTGTCGCTGCGTGTCTTGCGTGGCTTCGCGTCTACCACTTCGATCACTTCGCCCTTCACGTCTATCATGCCGCGCCTTTGTATCTCGCGCATCAACGCTGGCACGAGCGACGATAGTGCCTTGGTATTTTCGCTCGATGAGATCGACGTTGGCTTACCCTGCAGCACTTGCGACATGTCAAACAGAGTCTTGATGATAGAGTTCAACTCGCTCAGTTTGGCGTTACTGACGTTATACCTATCAATGTAGCTAATTGTTAATGCCAGCTTTTCTTTGAGCGTAGGCAGCAAGTCCGCGTGCGGATCTATTTCAGCGGGATGCGCAGCGCTTACAGCCGGGCGCGAAACATTGCCGCGCTTCGATTTTTTCTTTTCATGAACCGCTAAAACTGTGGGCGCAGCACCCGGATGTCGACGTATCAGCTCGTCAACACCATGATCATTAATACCCTTGTACATCGCGTTATGTGCTGCGACGTTCGACGTTCCCAGCTCTATCGCAGCTTCGCTTATCGAGCAGCCGCGCGTTGCGATAACTTGCAGTAGGTTGCTGAGAAACGGCGTCAACGCGCCTGTGCTTTGATCTATGTCCGTCATATGGGGGTCTATGAGTTTACACGTTCGATTGACCCGGTTTTATCAGATCCGTGTCGCTTAGACAACAAAATGCTATCTAATGCCTTATATTAGCAAATCGTAATATAAAGTTTTTTGAGTTCAGTGCTTGACTTAGATAATCAGTGCTAGTAAATTAATCACATGCTAAATAATTAAGCACACAAGTGAGGGTCAAATGAGTAGCGACAAAGTATTAGAAGTATTAGAAGTGGTAGATAAAGCTTTTGAGTTTATTTTTGGTGTTATTGTTATTGCACCAGTGATTATTTTAACTGTAGTTGTACCAATTATTATCTTAACTCAAAACATCGGTTAAACCTTAACTCCAAGGACGGAGCCCACAAACGGATCATAAAACTATGTCTTACACTGACACTATAAGAGCATCAAAAACTGGTCATATTTACATATTCGAAGACGGCCTGGAAGTATTAGTTCCTTTTTCTATTTCTGGTTTTTCCGCGTCTACAAATATGTGTGAGTCTTACACTGAGGCATCTACAAACGGAGGTTACCTTAGGTATTTAATTGACGGAGGTTCCGGGAAGGTGATTCGTAGATCTTATGAGCAGCGGTGATATCAAACACACAAACGGAGATCTTAGATATGCGCATCCCAACAATAAAATTTAAAGCTAAGGTTAAGACCTGCCATTACACCGATGAGTCAAAAACATTTGAGTTTATCGAGATTCCGAAGTCACTTGGCAAGCGTCACTGCGATATGAGCGCTTTTCGCTGCCACTCATATTTTAGTAGCTATGCTAACTCAGACTTTTTTACTGGTATTTTAGGTCGATACTTAAAGAGCATAGGTATAACTAAGGGTTATTTCCGTTTAGATGATCTTCCTCAAAACGTAACCGTTGATAACTCTAAGTTTCTTGCTGTTGTCACTATATCCGTGCCAGCGGATTATAATCCACGAAAATAACCTTAACTCCAAGGACGGAGCCCACAAACGGAGATCAAAACAATGTACACCCATCACCTAAAGTCAGACGCAAGTAAACGCGCATACATAATCGATAGATTTGATGGTCATATGACTGTTTACTTAGAAAATAAGCATCACTCATGTTACATAAACGAGCGAGTATTTAACGCAATTTTCCAGCCTATAATACCAGTACCGGAAGTCAAAGAGCTTCGCGAAGTTATTTATATACGCAAAGGCTTAAATGGCTGGTTTATAAGTTTTTATTTATCCGATGGTACTATTGATCCGTTTGCCGTCAGGCGTTTTCGCTCCCATAATCTAGCTACACCTTATGAGCTGACAACTCCTTCCGATGTTGTTATTGCTCATGTAGAGCGGCATTTTCCTACAAGTGAAATTATTGTCGGCGATCCTCAATCCAACTAAGGAATATTATTTATGAGCAACGATATTGTATGTCTATACCACAAAAATTGCGCTGATGGTTTCGGCGCTGCCTACGCTGTGTGGTGTGTTTATCAGGATAAAGTTGATTACATACCTGTTCAATATGGTGATGAGCCTCCTGATGTGGTGGGTAAAGAGGTTTTAATCGTTGATTTTAGTTTTAAGCGCGATGTTCTTCTCTCAATGGCCGATACTGCCAGGTCAGTCACAATCATCGATCATCATAAAACTGCTCAGGAAGATTTGGAGGGCATTTTCGACCTCCCGAAAATTAACGGAATTTTCGATATGACTAGATCAGGCGCTGTTCTTACTTGGGAGTATTTCCACTCTCACCTAGTTCCCCTACTACTCAAATATGTTCAGGACCGAGATTTGTGGAAGTGGAAACTTCCTTCCTCCAGGGAGGTATCGGCAGCAATCCAATCCTATCCTTTTGATTTTGAACTTTGGTCAAATTTTGACGTGGACGAGCTGGCAGTTGAGGGTGCTGCTATCCTCCGCTACCAGCGCCAGCAAATTGAGATAGCTAAAAAACAGTATTGGTTTGAGACTATCACCGGGTTTCGAGTTCCTATTGTCAACCTACGCGGGATACTCGTCTCAGACGTCGTAGGAGAACTATCTGAGGGCTTTCCGTTTGCAGCAGCGGTGTTCTACACTGAGACCTCTAAAATCTACTCACTGCGTTCTAAGGAGGGTGGAGAGGATGTTTCCGCGGTAGCTGCTAAGTTTGGTGGTGGAGGTCATAAGCACGCCGCGGGATTTTCAGTGCCTCTGATACAAACTCACGAGGATGCCGAGGATACTGCTGTGCTCTTAAAAGCCCGCCTCAGAACTCTGACTTTCGATCCACAAGAGAAGTAAAACCCGACCGGGGGAGTAATCCCCCAAGCCGAGCCCAGTGTGCAACAGGCACCGCCAACCATACCTCCATCACCCCCAGTTGACAATACCCTCCGGCACTGTTATTTGTGGTCAATACCCCGAAATTCCTGCCTTTCAGCTGTTTTCGGGCTCTAACTCACACTGTCCCGGCTCTTTTAGTCACATAGAGCTGGGACAGACTGTGGGACAGAGCCGGGACAGCTGCATCCTATTGATTTTCCTAAACTTTTTCGCGTTTTTTACTCCATTGTCCCGGCGTCCCGGATGTTTCCCATACTCCCTAGCCTTAATATTACCTTACCCTTGTCACCCTCTTCCCTTTTACTAAACTACTACTACTACTACTACTGGGACAGTGGGACAGAGAGTAGTAAAGCCCAACGGAATCAACAACTTACAGCTGTCCCGGCTCTGTCCCGGCTCTCGGTTTTGTCCCGGCTAGCTGGGACACTAGAAATAGTAAGTCATTGATTTATAAGATAATCCTACCTCCACACAGCACGGATGCTGCAAAAATCAGCACATAGTTTATATGTTGCTTTTGTCGCTTTTTATGAGGTTTTAAACAAATATCGAGTTCATTATTTATACAGCTAAAATTTTAAGTTTCAATCATTTCAAACTTCGCTCTTAGCACCTAGAGCCGGGACACAAACGCCGCAGCCCATGTCACACGTAGTGTGTAGCTGTCCCGGCTCCAATCATACAGCCGGGACACAGAGCATTAAGCCGGGACACATCGTCGTGTCCTGCGCGGGACAGCTGGGACAACCGTTCGTCAGAAAACGCATCAAATTTTTTGGAAAATACGGTGGACAAATGATTTGTGGAGGCGTAAAGTAAAAACCATGCTGAAAAACACAGCACATGATAAGAAAACAACCATCACACATGAGGATACACAGAATGGCACACGAACTCCGCAGCTCAAAAGACATCGCATTCGCAGGCAAGACCCCGTGGCACGGTCTGGGCACCCGCCTACTTCCTTCGGACACACTGGACCAATGGCGAGTCGCGGCGGGCCTGGACTGGGTCGCTGATCGCCGCCAAGCCTATTTCAGCACGCGCACTGCAGAGGGCCGTAATGTCCCCACTCCAATCAAAGATCGCTGGGCCTTGGTGCGCAGCGACACCCAAGAGCCGCTGGGTCTGGTATCCACCCGGTACCAGATCGTTCAGCCGAAAGAGGTTATGGAGTTCTACCGCGACCTTACTGACAGCCTGGATTTTCAGATGGAGACGGCCGGGTGTTTGGCAGGTGGCGCCAGGATCTGGGCGCTGGCAAAGACGCCCAACACGATGCGCATTAAGGGGCAGGACCAGGTAGATGGTTACCTTCTCCTCGCCACCTCATTTGACGGCACGATGGCTACTACCGCTCAGTTCACCTCAGTCCGGGTGGTCTGCCAGAATACGCTGTCACTATCTTTGAGCAACAATAGATCAAATAAGATAAGCATCGCTCACAAAGCCCGGTTTGACGAGAATCAGGTAAAGTATCAGCTGGGCATCTACGGTGACGCGTGGGGTAATTTCGAAGAGCAGGTCAATCACTTGGCGGAAAAGCGTGTGGGCGAGGTCGAGGTGGTAGAGTATCTGCGCCAGGTACTGCCTGACAGCACACAGCCTGTGGTGAAAGCCGGGCGCGTCGTGCTTCCGCCTACGTACAAGAAGATCATATCGCTGTTTGCAGGAGGTATGGGACAAGAGCTGCGCTCTGCGAACCAGACGTATTGGGGGCTTGTGAACGCTGTCACAGAGTACTATGACCACCACGCCAAGGCAGCCAAAAAGGGAGGACGCCTTGACAGCGCGTGGTTTGGACGTGGTGCGGCAACAAAGCAGCGTGCCTTCGAAACAGCCCTTGAGATGGCGGATGCGGCGTAAGCGCACCTGAGGCGTAGCCAGGGACGGCTGCAGTGCGACGTTGAAGCGCGCGCAGTGGACGGAGACCACCATACCTTGCACACTGGAGGAAAATAATGGCTTACCTAACATCAGAAAATAGGCTACGCATGATAAAGTTCCTCCGCCACCTAGCCAACGGCGGCGAACCACTCGATCACTCAGAGGGGCTATGCGGGAACTTACGAAAAAAGTTTGGAGTTGATTTAGATCGTCTATTCAGCTGCTACACAAATGTTATGAATAAGTACGACAGGTTCAGCGGAGATTATCCGTTCCCAGTAACAAACGGTTGGTTTTTTAGTCCCAAGGAAGCGTTCGATAACGCATCTGCAAACAATACAATGTTCAAAGGCGTCTACGGTCAGGAGCGCAGGAGGCTTGCCGCATACCTTGCCAATGAGGCCGAAAAAGAGTTGGTAGAAGGCAAATGAAGATATGCCAGAGCTGCGGAGAGAGATTGTTTTATGTAGGCGATAAATGCGCTGAGTGCGAAAGTCTTCTTAAGGATCAAAGAGAGGATTGTCGGCCTATCTCTAACAACCCAGAACCACTACGTAATGGTAGCTATGTGACAGTATCGACAAGATTAAGCGACGAAAGAAGTTACTGTCAGATAAAAATATAAGTTAAACAAGAGTGCTAAACATGGAGAAATTATTGGTAGTCATCGATAAAAAAGTTCTGGCGGCGTACTTGCTGGGAGTTCTTTTGATGCTAGTTCCGATTTTCTTTCTTATCTGCGAAGTCGAGGAGAGAAACGAGATAATTAAAAAGTACTTCAACATGGTGCGCACATATAAAGAAGTCTGCGCGCCTCCCGCTAAAATAAATATGTAATTGAGGATCCCACAAATGATTAAAAAAGAGATATACAGCGAATATGTAAAGCCGCTACTGGATGCGCTTGATGAATTGAGGAAACATCAAACCAAAAAACAGGATTTGACAGGAGCAGATAAGGTAGCAGAAGCCGCAGCATGGATCAGCAATAACTGGTATGAGAACTTCGACTTCCGCGCACTAGATAGAACACGCAAACACTTAGGCGGCAACATGACAGCCGATGACATTTTAGCTGATGCATTCTCATGGGAGCATAGCGGGCATGAGGAGGACTTTTGGTCTGACATCTTCGACGCACTTTTTGTGCTTCGCATGGAGACAACGCCGACGCCTACCGCACACTCACCACTGTCAGAAAGTACGCTATCGGATGCTATTGCTGATCTTAAAACGAATGCAGAGCCACTAACGATAGATGCGTCGAACATAGATGCACACCTGATACCATCAAAAAGTGTAATTTTTTACGACCCTAAAGCGCCTGACCAGGTTACATATTCAGAGGCTCAAGACTCTAATTCTGGGACAGTAGGAGCAAAGCTAGGTCAACTTTGGGACAAGGACGCGATTAAGAGGGACCCAGCGAAGTTAAATATAACTCATTTAAAAGCACTTTACAGCGCAGTGGTGACCAAAGAAAAAGAGAGAAGTGGACCACGCAACGGAGCTTACATGCTAAACGCCGTTGCTGCAGATCTAAAGCCTATCTGCATTATGTTTCATAAGATAATCGAAAATGATTTCGATGACTTCGACACAGCCTTTGATTATCTATGCGCGCTACTGATGCGAAACAAGAAAAGAGGCTAAGGCGATGACCGACTTAGATGCAAGATTTGAATTTTTTGTCGCGCCATTAATGAACGCTTTAGAGGTTTTAGGAAAGCGATTTGACGATAAAAAAGATTTTCTTATGGCGATAGAAGTACTCAGAGCGCACACGTTTATCGGCGAAGTATGGGAGCATGTATTTGACTTTGATGCATTGGAGAAAGAATTCACCGATAACACGGAAAGTTTAGAGTTAAAGCCGCACATTATACTTGTAAAAGCATTTGAGTGGGAAATGAACGGCGGCGATAAGTTTTGGACTAATATCTTTGAAGAGCTGCGCGATATTTACTGTAGCGCAAACAGAGAGGGCTAAGGCTATGAACCCTTTGAAGCGTGAATTCGATCTCTCCAAACCTGAAGACAAGATCCGATTTGTTTACTTGCAGCTAAAACAAGCGCAAGACCACATACGCCCGTTTGTACGCTGTGGATGCCGCAAGACTTTAGGAATGCACAATGCCTACAAGTGCCTTTATTGCGGCCAGTGGTACTGCATGCAGTGCGCCGAAGAGCACTTTGGAAAAACTATCGCTCAGTACCGCGAGGAGCACCCACAACCAGAAGTAGATGCTGCGCTGGTGAAAATGCAAAAAGAGTTGGAGGATCTATGAGTTACTTATGGCACTTTCTTCGAGAGGACAGAAAACTTAGATATGGAGATAAGCGGGAAGTTAGGGTAGGTGAAACATTAACTGTAGAATTCCCGATTAGAAGAGAGTTCCACGGCTATGTATCCTACTATGAAAAACCAACGCTGTGCGAAGCTGGATTACACGCAAGCGATAACTTATTAGATGCACTCACCATAGCGCCAGGACCTATACTATGTAAGGTAAGACTAGGCGACGATGCTATAACGGATGGAGACGGAAAGTACGTATCATCGACACGAACTGTGCTTGCAATGGCCAACGTACAAGACATCATTTTTCGATTCGCAGCTAACTTGACAACAGAAAAAATAAAAGAAGCGGATTTTCCGAGAGAAATAATCGACGAATTAGAGTTGCTTAAAGAGGAAGAACTATCGCTGCATACGCGCTGCGCCATCAGTACTTTAGCCTGTAGAGCAGCGAGGAGTGATTATATTGAAAGTAAGAGAAAAATAATAAGGACATGCTTAAACATGATTCATAATATAGGATCATACTTTACTTTGCCAGGATGCAGCTGTGCGATAAATAACGCTGCAGAACTAAATACGTTTAACAGCAAAGAAAAAGATAAGGTAACGAGTAAAGAGCGCGAAAAACTAGCTGATAAATTAACAAAACTCATTGAGGAAAAAGCGAGCTGGAAAGTCAAAGCAGACGAAAAGACGGAGGACCTATGATAGAAGATGCTGACTATATAACTTTTGTAAAGCCACTAGTTGAAGCGCTCTACAAGCTGCAAGAAGAGCAGAGCAAGAAAGTAGAGGAGACAAAATATGCTAAGGACTGGATCATTAGAAACTAGGAGAGAAAGTTTGACTTTGAACATCTCTATGAGATGCTGGATAAAAGTCCTATCTCTGTCCTTGCAGAAGCATTCACGTGGTCGGAAGTAGGACCAGAAGATGGAAGTATATGGGATAGAGTTTTTAATGAGCTGTATGAAATGTATGAGAAGCGGATTGAGAATGTCCTATATACCGGATCCAAAACATGAGTGGGAGCCTGGAGACCTGAAATGACAGAGTTTAAAAAGAATACGATCCAAGCGCGATGCTGTATCGGTGTAGCGATCGCACTGTGCAAGTTATTGAGTAGCCGAAGGAAATGAATGCAACTAGACAGATAGAACGTATTATTGCAGAGACGCTGGAGCGCGAAGCTAAGAACTATCCAGAAACAAGCTTTGAGTACGATAAAAAAGCTGTATTTGTATTCGGAAACTTAACGCTTCGCATGAAGCCCAACAGAGAAGCCATTTTATCCGTGGCAGCTAAGTTTAAGCGAGGGTCTAATAGTCCGGTAGGACCTAGATATACCCCAAAAGGGACAGCCAACAAACCATTTAAAATGAGCTGGGCGTATGGAACGCTTAAAACAGTAGGTCCATATAACTGGAGAAAAACATAGATGAATGCAATCACACAAATCTTAGCAGCTACGTCAATAGCATTTTTAATTATAAACATGGCGTGTCTTTACTGGTTGCTGCTGTGCATTATGCTGGAGAGATCAACGAAGCGAGGACAGCCATACCTCACCGCCAGGCACTTTATTCTCGCATTGGTGCTTGCGCTCACAGGTCCCATTGCAGGCTCTGCAGTCGTTATTTATTACATATATCACAGAGACGAAGAGGCTAACTATGAAAAACTCTATGAAAAAAGTTAAAGAACCGATAGTGCCGCGGCGCGCGACAGTTCTGCAGGCGATAGAAGCATGCCAGCGATCTTTCTGGGAGTTATACAGCGATATAGATCGACGCGCAGCACACAGACCATATGAGATGGTCAGATACAACAAAGACAAGATTCTTCCGCAGCTGCGGCGATTCTTGGAAGATCTACAAGAGGATAAGAAGTGAACGACCTCAGAGAAATACTTCTTTGGTTGACGACTGGCCACGACAGCGATTGGCTTAATGTTGTCCGTCGGGAGACAGAATCTATCCTCATCGAAGAAGCGAGTAAGCGATGCCTCGGCAATCAATCAGAAATGGCGCGATTGCTGGGCATCGACCGAAACACGCTGAGAGTCAAAGCGAAAGAATTGGAGCTATACCCTGAAATAGTCAAGAACTTTATTTCGTCTCGACTCACATTAGCGCAGCTAGGAGAAATGATAGATAAAGGGATGACACTGAAAGAAATCGCGCTGCAGTCACAGATGAAAAAAGAAACGCTGCAGTTAATGATTCATAATCTGACAGAGTCAAGAAAAAAGAGACTAGTAAGAAATAACAAAAACAATTGCCAGCAATGAGGTTTTGTGCCATGATTAGATTTCTCCATTTGTGT